TTTTTTCCCCGCCTTATCTAAAATTTCAGCAAGACCTATTATATTTGCCATCAAAATTCTCCGATGTGTTCCATAAGATTTTGTAGTCGGTGTTTGATAAAATAGTTCATGAGTTTTTCACGACCATTGCCTTTTGTTTCATATTGATTTAGCACCTCTTCCGAAATAGTATTCGGAACCATATCCAAGTCAACCAATTGCTCATTGCGTCGATATCCTCTTAACATCTTTTCATCACAAAATGATTCGGGATCAAGTGCTTGCCACTCTTCAATCTTTGTTGCTCGTATTGGTTTCTGTCTCTTATCTGAAACAAAGCAGTCATCGTCCGACATAAAGTTCGGAATGCCATCACTCCTATCGCCCATTAGAATATGCTCACGTTTGAACTTTTCGGGGTTGTCTGTGCGGAGAAACTTATCTTGTGATGGTGACCACTGATCGACATTGACATACTTCTGCAACTGCATGAAGTCTTTGTCCGACGATAAAATCAAAATCTTCTCGTCATCTTCTCGTGCCAAGAATGAACCATGTACATTACAAATTGTGGCAATGATATCATCTGCTTCTGCACCATCAACACGAATCACTTTGTATGGGAAGTTCTCTTCCAGTTCATCACGAACCGCATGAAGTGTGTCAAATATAATTGTCCAATCAATACCACTCTGCTCACGCAACTTCTTGCGAGATGCTTTGTAGTATGGAAACACATCCTTACGCCAGTAGTGTGATGCGTCACAGCAAATCACTACCTCGCCATACTTGCCATTGAAACGATTCCGATAAGAACGTATCGTGTTGAGTACGATATGACGCATCAAATCTTCAGTAACGTCCATACCGTACTTCTTGGAACCCACTTGTTGCATCAGGGATGAAATAATCACCTGACTTAAATCAACTAATATCATAACTACCCTGCTACTCTGACAGTCTTCCATCCCATTTGATGTTCTTGGAACTCACCGTAAAACATATCAACCCATGTTCCTGTCTTGAGGTAGGACTGAATGTTACGAATATATCCCTCACACTGATGATATTTTGCCTTCGCACCCTTGATATCATTACGCATCTCTGATTTGTATTTGGTCATCAGTGACTTCTGCGTCTTGATGTACTGTTTGCAGTTCTGCATTGACAGTGGATGATCCTCATCGAGTTGTAACACAGTTGAGTGAATAGTCTTGTATTCAGGTTCACCTTTTGCTGCTCTTGCTTTTGCAAGACGTTCACGCAACTCGTCACGTTGCTCTTCAGTCAGTTTGCGTTTCTTTGCCATTACGCATCTCCATTTCAAACAAGTCATGATCTAAATCTGAGTTTACATTATAACCCATGTTAACCATCATGTCAAGTTTCTCTTGTTCCTCTTCAGATGCCTCTCTGCCACTGACCAACCATAAAGACTCAAATAGTTCATATTTTGCCATCGAGGACTCCCTTCAGCAGTCCTTCCCATTGGGCGATTGTTAACTCCCAATTGTAGAAGTTGTCTACAAATATCTTCTGAATCCTCATGCGTTCTTGCATGTTTTGAATTTCTTTGATTGTGCCGTACAATGTGTTTGCAAACACGTTCGCATGAATCCGATTCTGTTCTGTCCACGGATATATTAAACCAAACTTATTGACCGTCTCTGGTAATGCACCCATGTTCGGGCATACTACCGCACACCCCGCACTCATTGCTTCTAAAGCGGCAATACATGATGTCTCTGGCCAAATGCTAGGATATGCAAAGATGTGTGCCCTCGTGAGTGCCTCCCGAACCACCTCGTTTGGTTGAAACCCGTGATAGGTCATGTTCGGATGCGCTTTAATTTTTTCAAACAGTGCCTCATATGGTTTGTCTCTTTGGTTCCACCCATAAATGGAGAATGATGAAAATACATCTAGATGAATATCAACGTCTGTCTGTTCAATCATCTGCTCAATCACAGGAACTAGAATCTCTAAACCTCGATGTGGTGTGGTGTGATAGATGAGTCTGATCGGACCATCAAATTCTTTCTCGTGCTCTTCAATCGGTGTCACTGCATTAGTGATGACAACACCCTTCTGATATGGCACACCTAATCCCATGTTATACGTTTGCTGTTGGTGATGCGATACAAACACCAATTGGTCAAACCGTTCCAAACTTTTAGGGTCTTTGAGGTGTTGACTTTCGGGGTCATCCCAAGTGTCGTGTAACCACAGAATGTTTTTCTTATTTGGGTCAATCTTACGCACTCGTGAACAGATGATGTGAAACTTATCCCGCAATTCAGGGTCAAGTCGATCCATCAATCCATGATACATGTTCTCTGTACCACCCTTACTGTTGGGTGCTGTGCCATTATCATTCAATCCATCGTCTGTACCAATTTTGAATGTATCGTCACCTGTCACTTTCAGTTGTGTTTTCATTTTAGTTTGTCAAACCCCCGACCTGTTTTTGTATCATAACACCATTCCACGAATCCATTGATAAACTTACGATAGAGTTCGGTGTCAACTTCTTTATTGACAATATTTTCATAGAGACAACGACCGTATGTACGAACAGGTTTCTCAAATAGAATTGCCTCGTATCCCGTACCTGAATTGATGACATGCACTTCCGAACAATCTTCCATCAAATCGTGTAGGTGTACATTCTCAATCCACGTTGCGTGTTCGTGTTTCAGTGTCTCTTTCTTGAGTTCAGACATTGAACCCGGATTGACAGGATGTCCTTTGACAACAATCTGCTTACCTTGTTCCTTTGCGTATTCAATCGACTGCTTGAGACCGTCAATTACTTCCACATCAGAATGATAGATGATTGTTTCATCGTGCGGAATCTGACACACGAATAGGATAAATCCTGGGTCAAATAACTTTTGACCTTTCTCTGGTTGTAGATTCTCAAACTTTGTACCGCCACCTCTGATATGTTCCTTGAGGTCATCAAAGTGCGGTGCATCTACTTCACCTAACGTAAAGTGATTCCATACAGACGAACCACCCTCCCAACCCACGGGGTCAATACTGAACAACCACGGAAACACTGTCTGCATGTAATACCGAACCTTTGTGTCTCCCTCTACAAAGAAGTTGTTCTGTTGCTTGTGTGGTACATACACGATGTCAGCATCCATATACTGTACCATTTCAGGTGAGAACTGCCACAGTGGTCTTTCTATAATTAGTGCTTTTGGGTGCACCTTTGATAGATGCTCAACAAAGTTGTGCCAATGTGTACGAATCGGTTGGATGTATCCTCGCCCTTCAGGGACGGGACCTTCCTTGAATGTCACATCTAGTCGTGGTTTGAGGATTAGTATTTTGTCTGCCATATCCTATCTCTTGCTCCATGAAAATATGAACCCCATGCTTCTTTTGCTTGCACATAAGTCATATTTTTGTGTTTTCTATCGCCCTTACCCGTCCAAATTGTTGAACCCTCGACAAACTCCCAATCCATAAAGTTTGAGGGAATACCATAAAATTCCAGTTTGTCTTTGTGTTTGTCGTGTGCCTCGTTGAGTGCTCGTTGATCTATGAACCACTGAAACGGACCTTTCGCAATATTTTGCCGAACATCTTGAGTGAACTCTCGTGCACCCTTGTTGACATACACCGCACCTGCCGCAATCTTAGAACCTTGCGTTTCCCATTCGCCCGTGTTTGCTAGTGGTTCACGGAAAAACAATCCAACATCAGCATCCCTAAACTGCGACCAATCAATTTCATTCATTACTAAACAGTCAGCGTCCAATACCAATGCTTCGCTCAACCCGTGTGCCATCAGTTCTGGCAGAATCATAAACCGTGCACAGGCATAGTAAGTTCTTGAGTCAATACCACTCAAGTCTGTACGTTCAAACGAATAGGTGACTCCAATGTCTTCTTCAAGAACCATCGATAGTCCATGACACCCTCTGTCTGGGTTGACAACGTGTGCGTGTATCTGCTCACCCGCCCCGACCGCAGAGTATGCCAGTGGTACGAAATGCTCAACATAGTATTTCGCATCACATGCAACTAATAATGTTTTCCCTTGAGGGATCGTTCCACCAAACATATTATTTACCAATAATGTCGTATTGCCCATATGCGAGGTAATCCACATCGGGTTCTAGAGGTTTACATTTTGCATCATATGCTTCTTGAACTGTATCGTGATACAACTGAACTAGTTCAGGTCTCTTGTGTGCTTCTGGTTTGCCAGTAAACCAAGCAGGTTGCCACGGTTGCGATTCCATCCTCGTGTAGTGTAGATGCCACAGTTCATCCATCGGAGTATTGTCACCGTCCAGTGAGTTCCACTTTGGATGTAATGGTTCTACCAAGTCGTGGTTGCCACTGAACTGCCTAATGTAACGTTGATGTGTTTCTGGTATTTTCTTCATGCGTTGTACAGGAATGAGATACTGTTGTGCCACCGCACAGTCAATCACCATCACACAGAACTCGTGCCCTCCAAACCGATTGCCGACTCGTGCCGCAAATGGTTTGCCATTGAGATTAATGTTGTAAAGTTCAGTGATATCTTTGAAGTTTAACATATCACAATCAGTATAGATTGCCTTACCCTCAAACCCACATGCTTCTGGGATTGCCCATCGATATCCTGAAAACGGAGTTGACCAAGTGTGAGTCTTCCATCCACCCCAAATGCTCGTCAGATCAGGTGTCTGTCGCATCCATGTAATTTCAAGGTTACTTGAAGAATTCTTGCGTAGCGTATACTCATACGCCATCTCAATTTCTTTGTCCTCACCATTAGCACTTGTGCCAATAAACATTCTAATAGTTGACATTGAACTGTTTTTCTCCTAATATTTCATTTGTAATTTATACTATTATACATAAACTTCTGATCAATGTCAACTTTTTACAAGGTGTTTCCTATGAATTTTTGCACCGACGAATGCGTTGTAATATTCATCGGGTTTCAATAGAACATCATTTTCCACTTGATATTTTAATTCATAATAACTGAGTTCGCCTTTGGACTGACACAGTTTCAATATCTCACGTTTGAAATTGTGTTTACCTGTTGATTCAACTAACTCTTTGACTTCTTCACTGGAACCATAATAATCTTTCCAATCGGACTCGACTCGCTTGGTTCGCTTGCGGGTCTTGCCCTTGAGGGGTGGGAGTTTGCGTACTGACCAGAAATTCTTCTTTCCAACATACTTTAGGTTGGTTGTCAAATTTGTAATCAGATACACAAACCCCTGTGCATCATCTATATTATTTGATTCAAATATCTTACCGTCTAGTGTCCAAGGATTCGTATAACTCACTGATCATCTTCATTGTCATCTTCGTCTTCTATATAGTCACTAAAGTCATCCTCGTTTTCTGTAGTTCCTTCTTCTACCACGGAATCTGGTAGATCGGTCCCACAAAATGGGCAGTAAACGGGTTCTTCTGTTTCATCCTCATCATATGCTAATTCATACTCAGAGGCACAATCTGGGCATGTTACCTCTAATACTGTATATTCATCAGTATCTTTCATGCAGCGTATGCCTCATCCCACGATCCTTTGAGTCCTGCTACCTCGTACTCTGTAACACGATTTTCAAAGAAGTTGGTGTGATCTGCACCGTTAAGCACCCACTCCAACCAAGGTAACGGATTCTCTTTGACTTTAAAGTTTGTCTTGAGACCTAATTGAAGTAATCGTCTATCTGCAATATAACGAATATATTTTTTGACTTCTTCTTTAGATAGTCCCTCAATTTCTCCCATCTCGTATGCCAAATCAATAAACTTATCTTCTAATTCGACCGCTAAACTTGACATTTCATAAATTTCTGCTTTGAATTCAGTATCTACGATGCGAGGATGTTCATTGCAGAACGAACGGAATAGTTTTGAGTTGCCCTCAACGTGCATTGACTCGTCACGAATTGACCACTCAACAACCTTACCCATACCTTTCATCTTGCCAAACCGTTGGAAGTTCAACAACATGACAAACGAGGCAAACAATGCAACACCTTCGTTGAATACAGACTTTGCAAGTGCGAGTCCAAGACCACGTTGTGTAGAGGCATCAGAGTCCATCATGAACTCTACCTTGTCAACCATCTCTGTGTATTCTAAAAATGCATGGTATTCACTATCTGGTAGTCCTAGTGTTTCATTGAGAAGTGCGTATGCTCTTTGATGTATTCCCTCACGAGCAGCAAATGAACCCAACATATTACGGACTTCATTGTTCTTGAACTTAGGAATAAATTGATCATAGTAATTTTGTCCTACTGCAACGTCTGACTGTGTGAACAATCGTAATACGTTAGTGATATAGTCCTTTTCTGTAGCAGTGACCTTACCACCTTTCCAATCAGTAACATCCTCACTCAAGTCAATTTCATCTTCAATCCAGTGTGCTTTCTCGTGACGGGTTGTGATTTCAGTTGCCCACGGGTAGTTAAATGGTTTATATGTCGTTGAAAACTCCATTAGTCCACCTGACTTCTTTTTCAGTAAAGTGTCTGCTTTTTGGACTAGTTGGTCATACCCCCCAATGCGCTTACCCTCAATAAAAATTTGTGGCACAGAATTGACAGGACGACTTTCAGAACCTTTTGTCAAGTCCTCTTGTGCGCCATTGATCTTCTGATAAAACGCAAGTCGTTGTTCTTCATCATCCAATACGTTTTCTGTGTATGTAAATCCATGACTGCTGAACCATTCCTTTGTTTTAACGCAAAAAGGACAATCTGACTTTGAGTAAATTGTAATATCCATTGTTTCCCCTAACCTTGACATGCGACACATTCTTCTTGTGATTGCTCTCCGAACTCTACGAGTCGATCTCGTTCAATCTTTTGTGCGACATTCTCCGCACGATTTGATGTTTCAGTTCTCAAATAATACAGACCTTTGCATCCATACTTCCATGCATTGTAATGCACTGTGTGAATATACTGACGACTTGCACCTGCTGGAAAAAACACATTGAGTGACTGCCCCTGACACAGATACCGTTGCCTTGAACCACCAAGATACACAATCCAATCTTGGTTTAGTTCGATTGCAGTTTTGAACACTGCTTTGAGATGCTCGTCCAGAAAATCAAGATGCTGAACCGAACCGCCATTGGTAATGATAGACGACCAAATTTCTTGCGTGTCTTTACCAATCTTTGCGAGTTCTTCTTGTAAATACTTATTCTTTATCAAATGCGATCCCGCACGAGTACGAGATGTAAACGCATTTGCTTTCCACGGTTCAATTGATGGTGAAGTGTTGCCAATCAACGACGAATTGGCATTTGGTGCAATCGCAAGAAGGTGTGCGTTTCGTCGCCCTGTCCCTTCCATATCTGGTGCTTCACCACGTTCTTTACCTAATACTAATGTTTCGGCAATTGCCTCATTCTGAATATGTTTGAAAATAATATCATTGACTCCCCGTGCCTTTTCACTTTCAAATGCGACACGGTGCTGTTGTAGATACGAATGGAACCCCATCGCACCCAAACCTAAACTTCTTTCTTGAGTTGCACTATAACGTGCCTTTGAGATTTCGTCTCCTGCGTGGTCAATGAAAAACTGCAAGACGTTATCAAGAAAGCGAATGAGATCACGAACAATAGTGGTATCCTTCCACTCATCAAATCTCTCCAAATTGAGTGACGACAGACAGCAAACTGCTGAACGATCATCACTTGTCGGTAAATGAATTTCGTTACACAGGTTTGAACCATGAATCTTCAATCCTTTCTTTTTCATAGTTTCTGGTAGATATGCGTTTGCGGTATCAATAAAGTTGAGATATGGTTCACCTGTTCTGTATCGTGTCTCCAGTAGTGTTTCCCACAAGTACCTTGCACGGAGTGTATCACGCACTTCACCAGAGTCAGGATCAATAAGTTCCCAGTGAGCATCTGCTTGTATAGCGACCATGAATTTGTTCGTGATATTGACTGCGTGATGTAAGTTCAAACACTTACGATTGACATCACCTGTGGGAACACGCATATTCATGAACTCTACAATATCGGGATGGTCAATGTCAATGTATGCAGCATACGACCCTTTACGGGTTCTACCTTGGCGATACGCCACCATATCAGCATCCACTGTGTGCAAGAATGGCATAGGTCCGGGTGCTTTCTCAGACACCGCACGAACGTCAGACCAGTGTCCACCAACACCACCACCCTTGACCGACAACCAACGGAGTTCTGCCGAATGCTCAATCAGTCCATCTAGCGAATCTGGCACATAAGTAAGGAAGCATGAAATCGGTAGTGCTCTGATTTTTTCTCCAGGCATCGGTGCATTTGACAACACAGGTGACGAAAACATAAACCAACCCTTTGACGCACCATCATAAATGCGTTGTGCCAACTCCATGTCACCATAGGCATAGGCAACAGCAGCACGAGCAAATGCGTGTTGAGGAGTTTCGTCGTTGATGCAGTAGTAGTCAGTGAGTAGTTTGTATCCTTGTTCAGATAAAATAGAGTCGCGGGACGGATCAATCTTGATCCCAAGATATTCTTCGGTCATTTGTTATCCTTTACTTTACGAGTTTGATTGCCATAGGGAACACTTCACTGATTACATGGGCACACGCCTTTGCTATTTCCATATGTTCTTTTTGTGTTCCATTCGCACTTCGTAGTTCAATATAGTGAATCCAAGACCGTAATGTTCCATTCATATACATGCGAGACTTTGTTAGTCCTTCTGGTAGGACTGCTCGTGCTTGCTCTTTTGCAATGCCGTTTTCAATTGCCCAACGATATGCTTTTCGTGATTCAATGATGACTCGCTCTTGGGCAAGCACCCATTCTGTTTTTAGATTTACATCGTCGGTTTCAACTGAGTTTTGACGGTTCTTTTCGTCTTGCAATCTCGCTTCGCGGATTTCAAAATCAAGGTCTTTTGTAGGGTCAGCATAACGCTGACTAAACTCTTGGAAAGAAAACGATCTATGCCGCAGAATCTGTCGAGCAATGTCCCTTGTCGTTTCTATTTCCATACATGCAGAAACCATTTCAAGTGGTGACCAATGAGCGTGTTTCACCAAATAGTTGATTAACTTTTCACTGGTTTCTGTGTTCAACTGATTGCTTGGGTTTGATACCCTCGCACAATAAGCAATAAGTTCTTGCACATCATCTATTCCCTGATCTTCATACTCCTGAGTTGGAGTCGAAAAACTGATCAGTTTTACATTCATTAACTTATCCTTATATCTTTTTCCAATCACGGATTGCGAGTCGCAATGCCAGATCATGATGAGTGTTTTTATTTATTAAAGAGGTGATCTCTTCGGGTGTAAATCCTTCCAGTATCATATCATTAATATCTTTCGATTTGATATTTGACGGATAAACGAATACAGAAAACCCCCACTTACATGCCTTTTCAATCAAAGCAATCAGGTCTTTGTTTCTGGGTTGATTATCAAACACCAATGTGACCATGCCCTTTGGTAGCATCTTCATTGCTTTAACCAAGTCCGAACCACCGCAAGCAACAGCATTCGGGAGGAACATACTATCTATAGGTCCCTCCACCACATAGATTGGTTCCGTTGTGTCAATGGACTCAAGACCATAAATCAAGGGGTCATTGTTGGTGAGTCGGACTGTAACATATCTAGTTTTACTTCCACTAATGGATCGACCCTGAATACCAATGAGTTGTCCATCACGATTTCTAAAAGGTATAACAATGCGTTTATCATTTAATAGTCTCCCTTCGTATACATCAGGACGTAGATTCTCTAACATCGAGTAATCTTCTGCGTAAAATAAATCGTGCCACTTTTCTTCTGGGATACGTCTTGTCTGTACATACAATACAGCAGGATGGGCAGACGGTAGATCAGACAATCGCATCGTATATTTCAATAAGTCACCATCGTCTTTGTGTGTTGACTTAGGGGCAAAGGACGGTGTATAATCTGTGTTTGCTATACGACGACCACTGTGCCTCTCAGCAAAGGTTTCGGTGTTGTATTGCTGATACAGATTTGGGTCAACTTGCTCAATTAGTTTACTGAGATGCCCTGAGAATCCACAGTTGTGGCACTTATAAAATAGACCATTGTCGCCCTCAAACAAGTACCCCCGTGCCTTGTGTCTATTTTTAGAGGAATCTCCACAGATAGGGCAACGAAAATTGTACAGTTTGTCTGACTTGCGACTAAAACGGTTTAGTTTTGAGGACAGAAGTCCGATATATTTGTGATCAATCCATAACATGGAGACCATTATACAGATTTATGGGGAGTGTGTCAAGAGAAGAAACGTTTGAATATTTCCATTTGTGCTAATATAAACCCAACCGTAGCGGCAATACCAGTAATAAACCACTTGCTTTGTTCAATACGTTTGACTCGCTCAGAAAGCACAGCAAGTTTCGATTTAATTTCTTCATCATCTTCGGACTGTTGCTCGATGTGTGCTTGTTGCATCAGCACCATCTTATCCAAACTTGTGGTGAGGTCTGACAATTTGTCGATTGTCACATCCAACTTCTCTACAACCTTCTGAAGTCCTTCGACTTCTTTCTTCATGACCGCAATGTCTGTGTGGATGCTATTTGGTTCTTCAAACGCCATCACTGTGCCTTTTGGGGTTCTTGTTCTTGTGTAGTATTTAGGTCTGTGACACTCACTGCACGTTCGTAGTATACTATTATTTCGGTTTGTTGATTCAAATACCTACGGAGTTCTGCAATATTCAATGCAAGATTTTCATAGTCTTTAATTGCTAACGCAACATACACTAATTTACCATTTTCTTTGGTAAACTCTTTAACAAACTCATCATAGTTTTCTTTGTTAACAACGTAAACACGAGTATCAATTAGACTCAGTGGTTTCGGTCTGGGGACTATCGGAACTGTCGTCTTCTCGATTTTGGTTACCACCTTGATCTCTGGTTCCGGTTTTGTCCCCCAAGGAAAAAGACTGCAACCAGTGAGGAAGAGGGGTGTCACCATCACCGCCAGAATCTTTCTCCAAGTCCCTCCATAAGTTTGCTGTCGCACCATTCATTTTCCCTTCAAGTAAAGCAGGTTTCTTTATTGCTAATGCAGTAAGGTTGTGTCGTCTTAGTTTTGACTGTAACTCATCACCGTACTGTTCTGCTTTTTGTAAATCTGTTTGTAGTCTTTTATTTTCTTCCGAAAATTTTGCTATATTTTTTTGCAAATATTTGATGCTTTCCTCACTTGTGTCTAATACAAGTTCAAGTTTTGCATTATTTTCTTTAAGAACTTCGACTCGTTCTTGCAAATCAGTCACATATGTATAACCACCAAAACCGACACCACCTAATATAGAAAGCAATAATAATACCACATATATCATAACTAGTCCACTCTTAATTCAGGATCAAGAGTCTTAAATCCTTTTTTACGCATTACTGTCTTTGCGACCAAATCAATCTCTTGATTCTTCGGATCATACTTTAGAACAAATGGCATATTGACATCTGTTTTCATATCCTTGATGACTGCTTCGGCATCAGGATTCATATCCGAAATTTTTTTACCGTGCTTGGCATATGACTGTTTGAATAATCGTGTTAATTCTGCTGTCGTAATTTGCTTTTTGTTTCTCTCATCATTCACTCTATCTAAAAAGTGACGAGTAAAATTGACATCTATGCCAACTTTTGCAAACAACTTATCGGCATACTTTTCAATCTGATCTAAGTCTGATCTGGTGATTTGTCGTTCCTCAGTAAATGTCTTGAGTGACATGACCTTACGACCTATAGTGTTTGCTTGTGCTTTGTTGCGTTCTTTGTATTTTTTGTGTGCCGATGGTGGCACTTTTAGATCAGAGGGAGTAAGACCCGCTATACCTGATGTATTTGTTGAAGGTGCATCTTCATTTTGTTTTTTTCGTTTTTTTGTAATTTCTTTCATTTTATTAATATATGTGCGATAAACATCTGCTGCACTATTTTTACCCGCAACACGAGCACGTTGCTCCATCGCAACTGCCGCTTGAATCTTGTGTGCATGAGTACGATCAGACTTGTCAATTTTTTTGACACTCTCCTCTGCGTCTTTAGTAGTTGCAAACTTCAATCCATGAATTGTGCCTTCAGGGTCTTCGTCTGTGTATAAGTCGGAGTGCTTGTTGCTTTTAGTGGGTTGTCCCTTCTTTTTAGGAATACGAGGTTCCTCCATAATCATTTCACTTAGTTTTATTGGCATATCTTTTTTGAGTTCTCGTAAATTCTTTTTCCACGCTTGTTCAATAAGATAGTGATTATCCACTATTTTTTCAATTTCTTCACGTTCTTTGATAAGCAACAATGCGGCAGCATAAGAACCCAAACGTGTTCTACCACCCGGAATCTTTTCTATAAGTCGTTTGATGTTGAAAACAAATCGGTCAATCAAATCATATGCATCTTTTTCTTCGGATGTGCTTGGCGAACGGAGTTTCTTTCCACGTTCGTCAATGAGTCCCAATGCATATGCTTCGGTTTCATCGAATGGAGTAGTCAGTCGCTTTAGCAACTGATAGATTACAAATAAATCGACTGCCTTTGCCATTAGATTTTACTCAATATTGCCTCTATTGTTGGATCGGAAACAACTACATTGCAATCGATATCAATCCCTTCTGGTCCTACCCCATACACTACGTTGGGTAACCTTCCAATCAAATCCATGAATGGTTTAATAAACTCTAAATATTCGTATAATCGATAGAACAACATTCGTGTCATCGCATCTCCATCAAATACATTATATAAAACGACCAAGTGATTCAGTATTAGTCGTTCTTTTAGTTCACCTCCGACCTCATACTTTCGTAACAATCGTTTGATGTACTTAATTCTGTTTAAGTCTTCTTGGAATTCTGCATCATCTACACAACTAGGATTCTCATATGCTTTTGCTGCGAATAATAAAAAATTGCCATCGTCTAATGTGTCAAATCTCACAATTATTTTTTTCCAAGTTCACCTTTGTTTTTTGAACCATCAGCACGGGGAATCAATCCCCGTGCCTTCAGTCGAGCAAGTGCCGTAGCACCAATGTTCTCACCTCTTTTATACTTAGCAAGCATCTTATCAAGGTGAGATTTCATCTCCTTACCCTTGAACTTGAGGTCTGCCTCAACAAACTCACGAAAAGTTATCATGAAGCAAACGTACTCAGTGCAACTCGTTTGATGACTGTGTTAGACACTGCAACATACAAGAAATTCTCATCATAAAATATTGAACCTTGATTCACAGGGTCATTAGAACCAAACTGCGTTGTTGCATTATTTGATGTCACTGTCACTTTGTTTGAAACAATTACACGATTCGTGTTTGCAATCGGTGCTGAATTGAACACCGTATTCGCATTGAATACTGAGCGATTACCACGGAAGTTGGTATTTGCTGCAGAAACAAAACGACCCGTAATTGTTGTGTTGGCAGGAACTGTACCAAAGAAGTTTGTTACTGTAACTTTCTTTGATACAGGAGTTCCTGTCGCATCGTCAACAATATAGAGCAAATCACTATCGGCAGTTGTGGTCAACTCTGTGAGTTGTGTTACCTTTTTATCTGCCATTTCATTTCACCTTATTTGGAAACATTGAATGTAGTAATAACTTGACCTTCACCATCACAGACACTATTTGCAACCGCACCAGTGATTACCAAGTTTGCTGCTAAAGTAATGCCATCGTCTGGGTTGTACAATGGGTTACCACCACCAGCAACAGAAATTGACTGTGCGTTGACTTGGTAAGTAGCATCTGCACCAGACCCATCAGCACCACCTTGTAATTTGCCACGGAATATAATTGTATTGTTCGCACCTACCAACAAACGATTTGCGTGTGCACCATTGTTGTTTGCTGTGAATACTGCATGGTTACCACCAACTGTGTTCGCAAGTGTTAGTGTCAAGTTGTTACCAGACGCACCTCCCGCAAATACAACAGGTGAGTTGAATACAACATAGACATTGGCGACTGCGTTAGCAGTCAACTTCCCATCAGCATCTAACCTAAGATATACTTGGTGAATGTCTGGAAATTCAAGATAAGGATTAGATGTATAATCCTTACCTGATACACCTGGGTTTGCTGCAACAAGAACTTCTTCTTGCTGACGAGTATTTCCGTGTGTGTCAACTTTCGTTACACGACGAACCCAACCCTTGCTTGTTGCGATGACATTCCGTTTCGACTTGAAATTACTTTCTTGGGGAAACGGAGTATGTCCTGTTTTATAGAACACTGCGCTATTGGCAGCACCAGTAGCAGATGTGTTCTTTTCGTGGTCAAATCTCCACTTTGGCATTTTGCTTTTCCTCGCTTTTCGTTATACTAAGAACTACTCGACATGATGTAGTTATAAACCCAACTTCTTGAGTTCAGCAATAGTTCTGTCTTTATTTATGTGTTGGATACCTATTCCACCACGGTCTTCAAACTCACGAATATTCTTTATATAGTCATCAATCAATATGTTTGGGCGACCTTTACGATTTGTTGCATAGTCTGCTTTTTCGGCACGTTGCACAAGGTTCACCCGACTTCTTGGCAATTTTAGGTTGCGTTTACACCAATCGTATTTGCCTAGTATGCTGTTCTTATCCCATTTGGCATATGCTGATAGAATCTGTGGATTATATTTACGACAATATTCAAAAGCATCCATTCCATCCATTGTTTTCAAATCATACCAAAACCGACTATTTTGATGGATTTCATTTTTTATTTCTGCCTTTGCGCCATCGACCACTTGCGGTGCGGTGAAGTCTTTACCAGTGGTTTCCTTCACACCCCGCAAAAAATCAGCAAGTACCCCATCCATATCAAAATAAATTATTTGGTCTTTACCATTAAACTCTTCAAAGAGGTACTTGAACAATCTCATTAATTTTTTCCCATTGCCATCTTTGTAGCAGTCGCATACATCACTTCTTTGTACTTGTCACCGTATCTTTCTTTGAACTCATCTTCTTTCTTTTTAAGTTCTTTGACGATTTCTTCACGTTTTTTCATTTCAGCATCAGTCATCTTCTCGCCTTCTGCCTCACGGACTCGTGCGATTGCCTTTTCCATAATCGACTGACCAACAGTCAATGATTGCTTTGACTTAGTGACAGGCACTTTTGTTTCCATCACGGCACGGAGACGCTGTGTTGCAGTCAGTTCTGCACCGACACCCTCAATCTTCAGACCACGACCTGCCATCGTTACCTTGATGCCATTGTTACGCATTATGCGAATGACGACTTCACGAACATCAGTATCCAAGTCTTGAAGGTCACGAGCAAACTTTGCGGTAACACGAGGTGATTTCTTATTTGCGATTGCTGACATACGATTAGCAAATCCTAAGAAATCTTTCTTATCCACACCACCTTTTGTCATTGCGTATTGTGTCAGTTCTTTTGCTGCACCTTTGTAATCTGCCTTACTGACATCAAATGGTGGTTCGTCTTTCTTCTCGTCCAGTTCAATATCTTCAGCGAACACATCATTTGTTTGACGTTTAATTGCTGCTTTGAATCCATCTGCTTTACGCTGATCAGTGAAAGTAAACATTACCCCATCATCTTCAACTGCTCTAGCATATTTGCCTTTGTAAGTTTTTAATTCACGCTCGATTTGTTTTTGGTTCTTATCAATATCACCAGTAACAATGACATCAAACTTCTCGTCCAGTTCGACTTCTTCTTTGACAGGAATCATCTTTAGGTTTGTCTGAGCAAGTCCCATTTTGGTTCTGATAGATGTAACGTCCATCCTTTTACCCTTTAAGACAACAGTGCGTCCCTTCCTTGAATACTCAACATCATTGTCTTTAGCGAGTCGTTCCAGTTTACTTGCCATGTCGGAAGTAACATTCGGAACAGTAAAAGTCACCATTGGAGATTCTTGAAGTTCAACGTCTTCTTTTATCTTGCCTTGATAAACGTTTGATGGAAACTTCATTTTATACATAACACGCAAAATGTCTCTCTCGCTACCTTTCAAGATTACTGATTTACCCTTCATGGTGAAAGAAACATTATTATCGTCACCTACAGACTTTACTCGTTTTGCTGTTGTAGGATCAGCTTCAAACGTAAGAGTTGCTTCATCAAGTTCAACTTCTTCCTTGCTAAAACGCTTGCCAATCATCTTCGCACGAGCATCGTTATGTCCCTTAGACCAAGCAGTATACTCTTTTGTGCCTTTCTTGTTGGGGTTGTCGTCATAACTTACTTTCTTAGCAACTGCCTTCTTACCTGCTTCATAAGCACCTGCTTCAGCAGGAGTCTTGTATGCCTCTTCAAGTTCTTCGTTCTTCAACTTATCAATCTTTTTCTGAAGTGCGAACTTCTTCATTCTCACTGAAGCAGTGTTGCCACTGATACGATCCAACATTTTTTCTAAGTCAGCAATCTGCTGTTCCTTAGATTTTGCTTCGTCCAGTTCTACAGACTCTTTATACATGTTCAGTTCAAACTTCTTATCGTCAAGATTAGCAACTTGAATCTGAACTCCCTTCTTACCGTCTTTACCCATCAATCGGTATTTGTTAGTCTTACCCTTAGATGGTTTGCGAGGACCAGATGCAACCTTGTTATCAATTTCTTTTGGATCAATATCAACACCCAACTTCTTCTTCGCATAGTCGTATGCGTGTTTCATCGCAGATGAAAAATCCTTGTGGTACAAGTCGTATCCAGTTCCACCTGACTTAGATGGGTCTCGTACTTCTTCCATTCCTTCTGGTTTGTCGTGAGTGTATCCCATCTTGGCATACTTCTCATGATCTTCTGGAGATTTTGCTTCAACCCCCTTACCAGTTTTAGGATCATACATCATATGAGGATATTTGACTGCCTCTAAAATGTAATCACCATCTCTGTGTTGCTTAATGCCATCCATACCCTTTAGCATCTCAGGTGTCAAATCAACACCCATTTCTTTAGCAACATCCTTGAGTGGTTTCATTCCTGCTGCACCACCTTCATCAGAAAGTTTCTTCTTCAATGCTTTGAGGAGTTTATCTTTATCGACTTCTTCTTTCATTTCGGTTGGATTTGAAATGTAGTCGTTCATCTTATTCATGCTATTAGATGCGACTGCTAACTTGTTTGTCCACCAAGTCGGAAGAGAACCTTCGTTATCCATTGAGTTTAGTGCACTCATGATTGCTTGTGCATCCTCAATGATTGTCTTACATTGACGTTTTGCCGATGCAACGTCAACGTGACCGTCTTCGACAATCGGTTCTACATTCTCTTTGATGAACATTGATCGAATAGTGCGTTCTAAAGTCATGGTTACATCCCCCCCAAATCATCAAGAATATCACCTAACATATCATTTCTATAATCTTTATTCTTGTTCATCATGTTCAATACTTGTTGCATACCCATCTTTTTCAACACATCAGGAATCTTTTTGATGACTTCATCTTCTTTTGCGTTGGGTTTTACACCCATCTTCTTCAGTGCCTTGGCAACCAGATTTGCTGTGTCTTTACGTTCTGTCAGTTCAACTTCTTCTGCATAGAAATCTGCAATCTTCTGTGCGGAGTCAAAGAACTTCTGCCCCTTCTCACCCTTGCGTGACATAAAGAATCCACCCGCACCGTCATCCAAATCACCAGATGCGACTTCTTTGCCACCGACCATAACTTTTGCAACACCGTCACCCTTTGTGACAACTTTGGTCTTACCCTTAGTTGCAAGCACACGCATTGCTTCGTCAAGATTTTCATCTAATTTAGGATCAGTGTCAACCTTGTCCTTCTTATCATTATCAATATTCTTACTGATTGCTTTTCTACGCTTGTGTAGATATTTGTCAGTAGAATCAATATCACCATCGTTGTCGAGGTCTTGATCTTTTCGGTCATCGAAATCTTTCTTGACCGCTTTCTTATCGACAGGATCAAGTTTCTTTTCACTTACTACTTCTCTGACAGCATCCAAAACGCTATCAGGAAGTCCATAATTTTTCTTACTTCCCCAAGTTGCCATGAGTATTCTCCTTTAATCTAATTCGGATACTGTTTTACCTTTTTCCCACATACGACATGACCAGTACCTTGCTTTAGTCTTCGGTCCTGGATTGTCACAATTGTGGCGACTTCTAAATGATTTACGTCTATTTGGATCATCTCGTTTGATCTCCATATTGGGATCACCAAAATTCACCTTGACCACATTGCCCTTTTCATTACGAACATATACTGAAAACTTTTTAGGTCCTTTCGGTGTACGGAAAGGATCGTTGAGTTTTACTTTACGCCCTTCATATTCAGATTCTGTTAGGTCTTGATTTGCAATCTCTTTAATTTTATCAACGTGACCTTGAATGTATGAGTGTTCTTGTTCAAGTCCAACCATTCTTGCCATCGTCATAATTTGGTCTGCGAGATTTTGTGCCATAGACACATCCTCTGGTGATGCTTCATTATTTTGGATTATATATTTCTCACGATAGAACAATTGATCTTGCAACTGTGCTAATCGTTCGGCAGTACGCATATCATCAATCAAGGTGTCAATTTTACTATATAATTTAGTTGCGAAAGGGCACATATGAAAGAATTCAGTTTTATAATTGCCTACTCTAATTTCTCCACCTTCAATCTGTTCATCCAAATCTTCAACTCTGAATGCGTGTCTTGGATAGGACTCTCTTTGACCCGGTGTCATATCAGAGTACCGCTTACGAATCTCATCAGTGCCAACCTCAACAGGTCCCATCACTTCTTGTTCGTTCACCATCTTTGCCAACACACGAGCATCCACACCATCAAACTGTCTGGCAATCTGCTGTGCATAGTATTCAATAGTGTGCTGTAATCCCTTACGACCCGCTTCTTTTTTCTTGCGAGTCAAAACATCTTGTAGAACTTTCTTTGCTGAATCATAACCTTTTTTGTTGGTAATCTTACTCAAAGGTTCAAGCAACCACCGTGGCATTTCTTCTAATTCAGACTCTTGTTGTTCTCTACGCAACCAATTGAATGTTTTACCTTTTGGTGGTTCGACTTTCATCGGAGCAGGACGTTTACTTGGTTCGTATTTCTTGCGAGTCTCTGGGTCCATCATAGAAAGATAGAAGTCGTCATTCTTACCAACACCATATTTCTTCATGCGTTTTGCCATGCGAATTTGTGCAGTTGTTGGTTTTTTTGATTCTTCAATAGATTCACCTTTTGCACGTTTCATTTGTGCTGGTGTCGGTGCTCCTTTGTCACCAACTTTTCTCATCTTCTCACCAGAACCCCTTTTGATTCTTTCTCTTTTTTTGTGAATGTTCGCCCAAAGACTTTCACTTGCAAATGACTCTTTCTTTGCCTTCTTTGCAGCACTTGCCTTTGCCCACAAATCTTTGTCTGCGGTTGTACGAGTTTTACCACCAGTAAGGAATGAGTTGACACGAGCAAATGCCCACTGTTGTGGTGTTGTACCTGGTCGATGCCCTGTCTTCCATGCTGCCATTCCACGATCATACACTTTCTTCAGGATACCGTATGGAACACCACTCTTTTCAGATTTCTTTTTTAATCCTTCAATGGACTTCTCTTCAAGATCGTCATATGACTCTTTCCTATTCTTGTTACGAGTATCCCTCAATCTTGCTCTGTCAAGGATAGCGTCGAACTTTTGTTTGTCTGATTCTTTCTCTCGACTGATGCGTTCTTTCGCTCTCTGTACCGCATCTTGCTCATCAATTTTACCCGTATCTGTGCGACCTTTGAGTACCGCATTACGAACACGTTGGAATGCTGCGGTGTCGTCATCAACGATGTTAATGAGTTTATCAAGGATATCTAACAGTGCCTTACGCAATACAGGATTCGTCAATCCTTTTTCACCTGATTTCAACGCACGACGATATTTCTCTAAGTCACCTTGCTTTGCCATACCCATACGGAGTAACTGATTGATTTTTGGTGTCAGCAATCCACCCACATCATCTGCTTCAATCTGATAGTTATCAGTTGGGACTGCGTGTGACAGTGGCGAACGAGCAGGATCAAGATAGAACAAACTATATGACTTGATATTCTGTCTTTTACCCTTTCCTTCGTTCAGTTCAATTTGATCAATCAGTTCATCAAATGCATCCTCAAGCATCATCTCTGTCCCAAACATCTCATTAATTTTCTCACTTGAGATATATGATGCTCTGGCAGGAGGAATGTCATACACACCAGCACTCAAAACTTGTTTCATATTGCTGTGTGACTTGCTGATGTGCTGTTGGAACTTTGCCTTATCGATTGGTTTTGGAATTTTATTAAATGCTTGTAATACTTTAGCAGCATCACCCGCCTTAACCTTGACTTTGCGACCATCATCAAAAACAATCGGGTGGTCACCTTTGAGGTCTACTGCCTTACGGAGTTGGACGATAATGTTCTTGTCTGCTTCACGGTCATCGTCACCTCTCGCCCCAACTGCCTCACCGTACATCTGCTTGTACTTTTGAGTGTACTTAGACGGTTTGGTCTTCGCACCCTTATCACCCGGTGCAGGTTTGTATGATGCAGGATCATTATCTGGTTTATCAGCACCTTTCGCAAACTGCTTTGCCCGTGCCTCTTTCTCTTTATCAGAGAGTCCCTTGTAATACTTTTTGGGTTGTGTGCCAGGTAAATCTTTGACATCTGGGTCTTGTGCAACTTTTTGCTCAAACTGTGCGTTGATGTCAAATGCCTCAAACATTGCGTCGAACGATTCGTTCTTACTTGAACGTGCCTTTGCCACACGTTCCATTTCTTTCTTACGAACCTTTGGAAGTAAACGTTTTGACAAAGCACCCACAGCAGACTTTTTCTTTTCAAGCATCTTATCCACCGATATCTTTTGTGTCGTAGACAGGTTTTTATAGTTCGCACCCATTTTGCCCGCAACTTTGCGTCTTAGAATGTTCAGTGCTGCCTTTCGTGCCCGATATGCCAAACGGTCTGGAGGTGCAACACGTTTTGCCTTGATTTTACGGAAACGTGCCAAACGTGGTGCGAGTCGTTTCATCCGACGACCCATCTTTAGACGTTGCTGAAGTGTCAGTGGTTTGCGTTCTTGGAGGTCTTTCTCCTCTTCATCGTCCTTATCGCCCAATTCGTCATCTGGAATTAGAAAGTCCAAAGCAGGAATGTCGGAGTCTTGAGGATCAAGTTCATCAAACTCATCATCGTCATTGGTGTCGATACCAAACAACTCACGGTCTAGTTCATCATCATCAACTTCTAGGTCTGCTTCGGTGAGTTGTAATTCTTCTTTTATTATCTCATTCAGTCCCATAGATTTCTTTACGGCATTGAACATTTCTTCAGAATCAATGCCTTTAGGTGTGCCCTTCTTGAAACTGACCATATCATTATTCTGAACCGCAAGACGCATCTTGCTTGCACTCATGCCAGTAACACCTTCGGAATCAGGGTCTCTTTCCCCTGCCGATTGGACATCAATGCTATTAAATGTATAATCTTTGCCGTTGTATTTGTTAAGCAAACGGTCAAATTCTGGAACACGGTCTGATCCTGCTACCATAATGATATCAGTAAAACCTTCTGTTTGAAGTTCTTTTAGCACATTGATAACAGTCTTCGCATCTGATTTGGTCACCATATTACCAAATGCTTGTTTTGCGAACTTGACTTTCTGATCGTATGAAAGGGGGTCTTTCTTATTTTTTGGATCAATTTGTAAAGAGGTATGAGACAAGTAGATTCTTGCAGTGGCACGTTCCTTACGAGCGACAGCATTGATTTTGTCTGCGAGTTTCTTATGACCAACAGTCGGAGGATTCATCCGACCAAAAGCAAATACAATTTTCTTCACAGGGTTTTCCTTAGACTTACCTGATTACATTACCATCTATTTATACTTTTTGCCATCCCTTGAGGACTTCTGGTGAAAAGTTTGCATAACTAAATTGCAGTCGATCAACCAGTTTGATTGCATTTCCTGAATGATCAATCGCAACATATCCCTCTTGTTCTGTCACTTTGTATCCATCCTTGGTTTTGAGGAATGTACCAATACTTTTTGTTGTGTCCATTTTTTTGATGAATATTGACTTGACTTTTTGGATATCTTTATAAATCGTGAAGATATCGACAAGTGCTTCTGGTTGTGTTACCACCTTTAGCATATCTTCTTTCTTCTGACGAGCAGGTGCTTTGCCTCGTTCAGTCTTCTTTGACTCAATCTGCTCGTCATAATATGTAATCAGATAATCTACTAAGTCACGGACAAACGCACGAGGTGACCCGATGTCTTCTTGATCACGGACTTTGCTATTAATAAATGCCTTGATGCGAGTATTTAAATCATTGTTCTCTGCGATTGCATTCATCACGGATGCATCGACACCTCTGAACTTGCGTCCGATAGTGGACAGCAAACTTGTCACTTCGGTGGTCTCGTCTTCGGTAAAGGTTGCGACACCAGACACATCACGATAGGTTGCGTTATCCATAAACACCGATGATGTCTTTTTGAGTTTGCCCACAATGTCAGCAGTGAAGTCTGCCTTCATTGACTCTAACGACTTACCAGTATACTTGGTGTGCCAAATGACACCAATCTTCGCACGACCAATCTTACCCGCTAAACCAGAACCAACAGGAACCGCATACACGATTGTGTTTGGTTGGAACGTCAGGTTCGATTCTCCATCTATTTTTGTTTTCTTGAGATCAGATTTTGTAAATAAGAGATCACCTTGGATAATGTCCGTGATACCCAACTTTGAAAATTCAGATAGTGCAATTGCAAACTTTGATTTAAGGTCTGTAGGTAGTTCTTTAGCACTTCGTATTTCGCTTTGAGTTTTGTACAATAATGGTTGAACATTGAAGATTCCTTTTTTTGCTACAAAAAATTTCCCATCTCTGGGGTCTATTCCCGCAAATATAGCGGGTGCTCCATCCCACTTCACTGTCGTGTTGATCGGTTGTGTTGACCGACCCGACATCATATTTCGTAATGACTGTAAAAAGTTGATTGCCTGACGAGTGCCATCTACACCATCGTTGAGAACCAAATCCTCAAGGTGCTCCATGTGAACATTCTTTTCTTCAGACAGAAATGCTTGTAATCTTTGCATCAATTATTTATATTCCTCGATAAACTCCTTTGCTAATACTCCCTCAAGTGCATACGCTTCCTTTTCATACCAAAGGTTCAAATACTCCTCTTGTGTTTTGTACTCCATCTTACCGTCAATAGCAAGTTCTTTTCTAGCGTATTGTTTGATGTGGACGCATTCGTGTGCGAGTGTTTCTATCAGTGTGTAAGTGTCGATGTCTTCTTTGACTTCAATGACAAACTCTCGTGGGGTGACTGCTAAACAATAACCAAGTGCATCACAATCACCGTCAATTTGGATGCAAACATCAAGTGTCTTCATTCGGGGCATCAACTTGCCAATACAGTAGTTGACAACATTTTCTGCCAAACGGCAAGTCTCTTCGTTATTACCCCAAGCAGCCACTAGATTCATTTGATTTCCTCAATCTCTCCCAACACTTCAAATTTACGATATCTCTTACCAAATGTCAAGGGTTTTGTAAAAACTTTTACATCTTTTTCATCCATACCTTGGAATGCTACCAACTTACCAGACTTCTTGTGAACATAGTAAGTGTGGGGTAGCAAATCCTTGGTGGTCTCTCTCAAGACTTGAATCATAACTGATTCTCCCGCTCGACATCTTCTGCCATGATCTTCAAACCCATCAACCCATTGTATGCTTGGGTCAAGTATGGATCAATCTCACGTTTTTCAACGTAGTCAGTGAGACTCCACTCAACCTTACGCTCCAACATTGTTTCAATCTCTTCGATTGCTTCAAATACTTCTTTCATTACTCAACCTCATATAGTCCAGGAAGTCCTGTAAGTTCTGGGTATTGTTTTACGATATCTCTAAGGTCAATACCACTTGGAACAGGCATATCCAATACATCACGGCAAACCATTTCCCATAATTGCTCTAGTCCAATTGCCGTTGGTTTTGCAAATTCACGAATAAAATTTTCAAGTGTTTCTACCCGCAACTGCAACTCTTCAATTTCGTTCATTATACATTCACCATACAGTTTTGTTCTGCGTTTAATTCTTTCATCATCTGAACTGCCAACTCATACTCTGCATCATTATCACAAGTATCGATCAACTCAACACGACCATCGTAGTCCATGCTTGTCTCAAACGGGATGTATGCTTCTTCGCCTTCACGACCAAACTCAGCACCGTCTTTCTCAACGATGATGGTGTAACCTTCAAACAAGTACATACCATTCTTAGGATGAGTAATCGCACCTTTGGCAATCACTTTACCTTCAATGTAAGCACCCTTAGTGCCACGGAAATCATAACCACGGATAACCATACCAACTTCTGCAAGATTTTCATATTTCAACATAACTTTCTCTCTTCTCAATCAACATGTACATTATTACAAAAAAAGGGGGTCTTGTAAACCCCCTTTGCGAAACTTTTATTGTGAAAAAAATCAATCAGTTGAAGGATTATTGTAGAGAAGTTCCCAAGTTCCATCTAAATGCTCAACGAGTGCCGTGCAGTTTGTGACCCAATCTCCACAGTTCATGTAAGATTCTTTGATCTTAGGTGAGTGCGTGTGTCCAGTAATTGCACAGTCATATCCCCGCAGGTTGATATGTTTTTTGATAACGTTTTCAGTTCCAAAAATTTTATACATCCTATTAGTGAATGAACTATTCTCTTCTTTATGTGGAATATAATCCCAAATATGGGCAAAGAAATTGATTATAAATGATGGAACCTTCATTGTAAGATCGTAATGATCCCCATGAGTAATAAGATACTTACGTCCATCAATGCCGAAATAGTCACAAGAATCGACAATTTGGCATCGACCAAACTGGAAGTCGTATTTGAAAAACGGTCTAATAAACTCGTCGTGATTGCCAGCAATGTAATAAACATTCATCCTCTCCGATAATTTTAGGATTTTACGAATGACTTCTGTCTGAGTTTTAGTCCAATAATGTTTGCGTCTGAGTGCCCAACCATCAACAATATCCCCAACCAAATACAAGTTCTCTGCAACGAATGAATCTAAGAATGCGTGTAATCTCTTTGCTTTACACGCCTTTGTTCCTAGATGCACATCACTGATAAAGACAGACTTGTATTCTAGTTTTTCGGTCATATTTTCAGAGAACTGAAGTCTCGCTTCTCGTTGTTGCCGACAGTATTTAGAGGTTTGTCTGGTATTCCCGAACCTAAAATGTCATCCTGTGCACCTTCTTCGGCATCAAACAATCGCATCTTTGACCTATCAATTCCAACGACGAACCTCTTATTAGACCCCGGATCGGAATATCTATTTTTGAGTTGCTTGATCATTACTTGATCAAGGTCTTCCAATTCTTCGGTGCTGATCATCGCCAACATTAGGTCTGCGGTTGCTGGTAGTCCGAACGACTCTGAAACGTCTTCCATCCCTGGGTCTGAGTTACTATATCCACTTCTCGTTGTCTGAGTCGCAGAAACAATTGGTATGTTCTTTTCAACCGCAAGTCCTCGCAACTCTTCTGCGATTGCTTTGACATAGGTGTATGAGTTGACATTGCTCCCTGCTCGTATTCTTTGACTCATACAAATATTGAGATAGTCAATATAGATGATGTCTGGTGTAAAGTTTCGCTTCAGTCCAAGTTCATTGACTACATGACGAAAGTGTCCAACATGTGCTGATGCGGTTGGATATTCTTTGATGATCAGTTTGCCAAGTGTCTTCTCTTTGACTCGCTTGACTTTTTTCTCATACATTTGTTGTGGCATAGACTTCAAATCATCTAATGACACATTTAGGAGGTTTGCGTCGATTCTTTCTGCGATTTTCTCTTCTGCCATCTCCATCGTGATGTAAAAGACATTCTTCCCATCCATAAGGTTTGAAGATGCCATGTGACACATCGCTAAAGATTTACCCACACCCGTACCGGCAAGAATAATATTGAGAGACTTGCGTGACAAACCACCCTTAGTGATTTGATTGAGTAGTTCAATATCAAACGGAATCTTTTCTTCTTTTCTGTGATAAAATTCATAACGCTCACTGTAATCCTCTAAAAAGTCATGCCCGATATGCGTGTCGAATGACACAGATAATGCCTTAGTGAGAATATCTGGGATTGCTCCCTTTCCTTGTTCTTTGTCCTTACCATCAATAATTTGAATGCTGTTCATAATAGCATTATAGACTGCCCGCTCCTGACAAAAGGTTTCGGTTTGGTCTAGCAACCACTCTTTCTGAACTTGCTCTTCAATGACTAGATTCTTGACGAGTTCAGTCGCATTCTGAAACTCGCCATCCGCAATCTTTTCATCCTTATCTAACTCAATGAGTAATGACTCACGAGTCGGCACAGTGTTGTACTCGTTGACAAAATCTACGATCTTATCAAGTAGCAGTCGCTCTGTGCTTTCACTGAAGTATTCTGATTTTAGAAATGGAATAACTTTGCGTGTGTAATCCTCATCATTGATCAGATGCTTCAGTATCGTCGTTTCTATTCTCGTGGTAATCAATGGATGCCTCAATCAATTCAACTAAAATGTCACCAATCATAGTCTTGAACTCTTCGTAGTCTTCGCCCGTCAAGTTCTCGACATCAATGTCAATTGGTTCCAATACATCATATTCAAAAGACAGTGATGCAACTTCTTGATCATCACTTTCGTGGAAGTCAATCTTTCCATACTTATAAACAAGACCTTCGTACTTGCCTTCGGACAGCATCACCGCCCATTGCTCATCAGCATCCTTGTGCTCAATCAGTGTGTACTTCATTCTGTTCCTCTGCGATTTCATTGCCGTACATATACTCATTCTTTGCGGCATCATCTAACTGCTTCAGTACATCGTCAGTGAAATACTTTGTGGGTTCTTTCATAATTTGTTTACCAAAGACCTTTGCCCCATCTGGCATCTCGTATCGTGTGGATACCTTCTTGAAGATTCCATACTTCTCTGCCAAGTCAAGTAAACCGTAGTATCGGTCAAGACCCTTGGTGTGAGAGACAAGCACTTGAACTTCCTTGTTCTCTTGAGTAAATCGTGACTTGTGCATCCTTGCCTTGACGATATTTCCGATAACTTCTGTACCATCCTTTTCTTTCTTCTTTGACAAGTAGACGACTGTAGACGACACATACTTTAGACCCGAACCACCCGACATTTCTTTGGTTGGAATATACGAACCCACAACATCATACACATGGTTGGTCACCAGAAGTGGCACATTGACTTTTGCTAACTTGAGACCTAGCACACGGAATGTTGCTTTCAGCACTTGTGCCTTGGTCATGTCTCGTGTCTCGCTTCCTGCCGATGTGTCTTCAATCTCTTTGGTGGTAGACAACTGACCCAAGGAATCCAAGACCATCATCATTGGGGGTGGGTCACTATGCTGTGAATAGTTTTCCACAACTTGAAGTGCGTGGTGACGGAACTTCTGAATTGTTTCTGGTTCTGCGATGATGACACGATTGACATCAATGCCTCGTTGTTCCATCATTGACTTTGTGACTGCTGCTTCGGTGTCGTAATAGAACACTGCCGCTTCGGGGTTGTCATCCAAAAACTGTTTGACGATACCCATCACAAAGAATGTCTTACCTGTTGCTGACTCACCTGCGAATGTAGTGATCTTGTTGTTGGGGACTCCCCCAAAGATACTGCCACTGAGTGCGGCATTGAGGATGTATGAACCAGTATCGACTGTACCCGAAAACTCCGATGAGTTTGACCCATCTGCAGCAATGTGTGTATCGGGATCACCAATCTGCTTTACCATATCACGAAAGAAACTACTCATAAAATCTCCATTAAATTTTAGACATTATACCAATAAGTAATTGTTTTGTCAATCACTTTTTATTTTGACTGTGCCAGTATTACCACTAGAATCTTTATATGTCTGTACTGACCATTTTTGGGGACGTTTAATTTTTACATCACTTTCAAAGTTGTCGTCAGCATTGGTAGCACTAAACCACTCCTCTGCTTCAACGTCATAATCTGGGTTTGGTTTTGGTTTGGGTGTAATTGGGGATTTAATTGGTTTTATATCAAGTTCAACAACCTTGCGTTTTTCAAACTCATCACGGAGTGTCATATTTGCCGCAATCACCAATAGAATTGCCAGTGGGTCAAAAACAAAGATAATCACAATAATAACCCAACGAACCGCACGTTCTAAGTCAGCATCTGTAAACAACAAATCTGCAACATATCGGATCGGTCCAACCTCAACTTCAAATGCTTTGACTTGTAATTGAAGTTTTGATTGCTCTTCTTGTAACCTTGCAATTTCCTCACCCGATGTAGACACCGCAAGGTTCAGTGCATCACGTTCTGGTTTTTGCTCTTGCCTTGCTTGTAATCCTTTGGTGACTGCACCCAACTCTGTGTATCTTGCCAAAGCACCATCAAGCAAATCCAACGCACCTTGATTTCGTATAATGTCTTTTTGTTCTCTGTCTATCTGAATTTGAATCAATTCAATTTGGTTTTCAACAACGTTCAGGTCACCTGTCTGTTCAATGTGTGCTTTTGATAAAAATCCAAAGATACCCATACTTGTAATGAACATCAAAACAAACACCGCAATAGTCAGATACGACTTGAGTAAAAACGGAGTTCTACTCCAGTTTTGATACAACCAAGATGCGGTCAATACCTTACCAACCTCAAGCACCCCACCCATAATTGCAATTGCAACTGCTGATGCCGAAAAGATTGCCATCAATCCGATAATCGAATACCAAGCAGCGACTGCCGAAATTGCTAAAGCAACAAACAATGTTAGGTATCCAAAAATCATTCTCGTGTGATCTCCAACACACGATCAATCTGTGCCTGAACCTTTTCTGCTCTTCCTGGCCAATAGATGTATTCTTTATCTGCCGTCTTCAAAAGGTTGACGAGAAGTGGCATGATAATCTTTTCAAGGTCTGTAATCTTTTCCTCAAGATCACCGACCCTCCTATCTTTCTCTGCCTCAATTTCCTGAATCTTTTGTTTTGCTTCAACGGAAATACTCTGTTCAACTTTTTTGATTTGACCTTGATATTCTTCTTCACTGACTCCAGTGAAACCAAAGTCATAATCAAGGTACTCTGATGGAATGTCCTTCACGAGAAGAAATCCTCCAATGATGCTGATTTTTCTACCTTCCAATCAATGGTGTCGAGTATGACCTTCATTGGTTCAAGGAATGCCTTCGTAAACTGTGTATCGTAATCTATGTATTCCTGAACAGAAAACTCTGGTGGTAATACATTAGGGACTGAAATCACATTCTGCTTCATAGGATTTGGCATACGCAAATAACAGAACTTGATTTTCTCACCCTCGTTTATCAACTCATACTTCTGCGTCAGTTTTCTCTCCGTAATCTGATGATTGAAAACCAAAGAACCTCGCACATGAATTGGTGTGTTTTTTCTAAAAAGTGTCGCACTATCTCTATATTTATGGATCATACTAACCCCTCTTGGGAATGCTACTTCCTCAAACGGAGACGATGAGAACTTGCGACGAAACTCTGCGACAAACTCTTGGAGTTCGGACTCACTACCTTCCATCACAATCTTCAAAGCATCACCAATCGCAGAACGACATATGCCCGGTGTAGATGACTTGACTGCTTCAATACCCATCATCTTCAACTTGGGTTCTTTGTATTTTACACCCTCGTTGTCCCACACGTTCAGAATGTATCTCTTCTTCGCAGTCCAAATGCCACGCTCTGCGATTGCTTCTCGCTTCATTGACATCTTCTGCGAGTAGGCATTCATACCTACAGCAAGTTCTTGATAACACTTATCAATAAAAGGTTCAATCTTCTGTCGAGCAACCCTATCAAGAAAGTCCACGCATTTCCTCTTATAGTCACTCTCCGATACAAACTTTCCTTTTTCAAGAACCTTAGATACCAACCCATCAAAAACAATGTATAACGAATCTGTATCTGACGCAACCACATAGTCCTTACCCTTTGTCTCAAGTATCTTGTTAAGATACTCATTCATCTTGCGCTCAATCCAACGAATTGACAACTGCCCACCCATCGTAATCGCAGTTGCTTGTCGGATATCAAAGAAACGGAAGTATTCGTTTCCTAATGCACCGTAGGCAGAGTTCAACTGTACTTTCTTTGCTAACTGTAAGTTTTTGTACTTACTAATCTCATTGACTAACTTGCGTTTACGTTGTGTGTCAGTTTCTTCTTGAAGAGTAGATTCTGCCTCAAGCATTGCCTTCTTTGCAATCACTCGTTCGTCATACATTTTCTGCATCATTTCAGGTAGGAAACCTTGAATGTCTCGACGGAAGCACTGACCATTCGCAGTCATCACCTTATTAACATCAATCTTTGGGAACTTACCATTCACCATCTCATCAATGTGTAACGAATATGGAATGTCGTCAATCAATGTTTCGGGTGAGATATTATACTGCATAATCAAGTGAGGATACAGAGAGTTCAAGTCAAACGACATAATCCAATCGTGCTTACCCACTTGCGGGTCTTTCACATACGCACCCACATACTGTGTGTCTTTGCCAGTAAATCGTTTAGGTGAAACCACAATACCTTTTTTCCACAAATGATTGTGAATGAGCACATCCCACATCCGAACTTGAGTGTAGACATCACTATAGTTTACCTTGGCATCATATGCAAGTGCTAGTGCCATGTCAATGAGTTTCATCTTCTCATCAAGTTTGACAACCAACTCAACATCCTTGATGTTGTACTCAATGAACTTTTGATGGTTCTCAAGATACAATGTCTGTAGTGTGCCGTATTCAGAGTAGTCAATCTTCTTCTCACCCAACTCAACAAAACCAATGTGGTCTAGTCGATAGGATTCTTGCTGTGAGTATGTGAACTTACGATACAAGTCGAGATAGTCTAAAGTCGAGACACCGACAATGTTGTACGACTGTTGCATTCGACCTTGGATTTCTCGTTCGTTCTTATCGAGCAAACCCCACGGAGAAAGTTGTCGTGCCTTCTTGAAACCAAGTTTGTTGCTGATGCGATTGACCAAATACGGAACATCAAAGAAAGTACAGTTCCAACCAGTAAGAATATCTGGGTCTAGTCGAGTCCACAAGTCACCAAACTTTAATAATAAATCAATCTCGTCTTTACAGACAATCTCAACTACATCATCCCGATGTACAACATACTCACCATAGTGCAACACACTC